TAATAAAAAGGAAAGAGGAACCAGTTAAAGATGTGTATTGGGTTGTTGGTGGTAGATTAAGATATAAAGAAACAATGGCAGAGTTAGCCAAGAGAGTTATGATGCAAGAGATAGGTCAAAGTTTTTCTGAATTTAAAATCATCGGATATTCAAATTATATTTTTCCAGATGTTCCAGATGCAAGAGCAACTCATACACCTACACTCTTACATATTGTTCCTGTTGAAAAGATGTTTGAACCAAAGATAGATAATAAACACACTGATTATATCTGGACTGATAAATTACCAGATGAATTATTAAAACAAACTACTTGGGTATGATTAATCTTTATTATTCAGAAGCATACTGGGGTCATTCTGCAACAATGAACGGTCCTCATAAAGTTGTAGATAATCTTATTAAAAGTCTTGAACAAGAAAAAATTGATTATGCTATCAATGAAGAGAAGTATAAACATAATTTTTTAGTTCAGTATGATGCAACTGCACATGAGAAACATTCTAAGATTGAACAGGACACAACAATTATTGGACCACAAGTTTGGTTGTTTGATGGGTATGGTCAGTTTCTGATTGAAAATCAAAACTATTACAAAAAAATTATTGCACCATCACAATGGGTCAAAGATAAATTTATAAACAAGTTTAGTTTACCAGAAGACAAAGTGGCAGTTTGGCCAGTAGGTATTGAAGAGTTTGATAATAAAAGAGATATCATGTATGATTGTCTCATATATTTTAAGAGAAGAGAACAAAAAGAATTAAATGCAGTCAAACAATTTTTAGATAGTAAAAATTTAACATATAAAATGGTAGAGTATGGTAGATACGGAGAAGATGGATTTAAGGAATTAGTTAATAGTGCAAAGTTCTGTTTCTTGATTAACGGTACAGAAAGTCAAGGTATCGCAGTTCAAGAGATTATGTCAATGGGAGTTCCAATCATCGCTTGGGATATAAAGGAATGGTTAGATCAGGGAGAAGCATACCGTGTTCCTGCAACATCAATACCATTCTGGGATGAAAGATGTGGAGAGAAGTTTTTTACAGTAGATGAAATGGGGGAGACATTTGATAATTTTTATGCTAGAATAAATGATTATAACCCAAAGGATTATGTTCATGACAACTTATCCTTTAAGAGTTCAGTTAACACATTATTAGACATCTTGAAATGAAAATTCTAATACTGACAATTGCTACAAACAAATACATACAGTTTGTAGAAAGATTATATGATAATATAGAAGAGAAGTTTCTCAATGGTCATGAGATACAAGGATTGTTATTTACAGAACACGATGTAGAAACATCAGATAATATTAAGGTATCGCAGATAGAGCATGAACCTTGGCCAATGCCAACTCTTAAAAGATACAATTACTTTATAAAAGAAAAAGAATTTATATCTCAGTTTGATTATTGTTATTATTTTGATGTTGATATGGGTATCGTATCGAATGTAGGTGATGAAGTTTTAAGTGACTTAGTTGCAACAATGCATCCTTACCAATCATTCTATCCAAAAGAGCAGAGAACATATGACCGTAATCCAAAGTCACTTGCATATGTTCCACCAGGCAAAGAAGGTGATTTATACTATGCAGGTGGATTCAATGGTGGTTCAATTAAAAGGTTTATGGAGATGGCAGAAGTTCTTGCTGACCGAGTGACTAAAGATTTAGAGAATGATGTCATTGCACTATGGCACGACGAATCACAGATGAATCGTTATCTTATAGATAATCCACCAACATTATCATTGACACCATCATATTGTTTTGCAGAGGAGCAAATGTATAACTCTGAGTATCCTTATGATGCTAAAATTATTGCGTTGAAGAAAGACCACAATGAACTTAGATCTTAGAGAAATACCTGCTGTTTATATAAATCTTGAACAAGATGTTGAACGTAAGAACAGCATAGTTGACGTATTAGATGAATGTGGTTTTGAGAATATTATACGAGTCGATGGTGAATATACACCAGAAAGACCATTAGCAGGTTGCTCATATTCACATTATAAAGCACTCAATGAAGTTGCACCACCTTTTATTATCTTTGAAGATGATTGTAAGGCAAAAAACTTTAGAACGATTATAGATGTACCTGATGACTCTGATGCAGTTTATCTTGGTATTTCATCTTGGGGTCGTATGAACTCACATTCAGGACCTTGTGTTCAATATGAGGATTTGAATGGTGGTCTTTTGAGAATATATAATATGCTCAGTGCTCATTCTGTGCTATACTTAGATGAGGAATATATTTCACTTTGCAGTAAGATTGCACATCAATCTTTTGATACCGCACAACATCAAGATATTGGTTTTGCAGAGATACAAAGATATTATAATGTCTATGCGTTTGATGAACCATTATTTTATCAAACCAGTTCTAATGGAACAGACCAACCTTTAACATCTTATCCTACATTTGAAGTGATACAACCTGATCGTAATTTCTGGAAACCAACTGTTTTATATTAATGACTATCTCAATCGTTACTGGTGGTGCTGGCTTTATTGGGTCACACATCGTTGAAAAACTGAAAAGATTAGATCATATGGTCGTTGTAATTGACAATGAATATTCCGACAATGATAACTTTCATTGGAGAAAAGATACCCTTAATGTAAACATAGATATCACAGATTATAAAGCACTTAAGAAAGCATTTACAGGAGCAGATTATATATTTCATTGTGCAGCAGAAGCAAGAATCGGACCTGCAATTGAAAATCCATTGAACGCACTTAATATCAATACGATGGGTACTTGTAATGTATTACAATGTGCAAGAGAAGTTGGAGCAAAGAAAGTATTATATTCATCTACATCATCAGGTTACGGATTAAATGAAGCACCAAATATCGAAACACAACCAGATGATTGTTTAAATCCATACTCAGTATCAAAGATTGCGGGTGAGAAGTTATGTAAGATGTATACAGACCTCTATGGACTTAATACAATTATATTCCGATATTTCAATGTGTTTGGTGAGAGAGCACCTAGAAAGGGTCAGTATGCTCCTGTGACAGGCATATTTCTAAGACAGAAAGCAGCAGGTGAACCACTCACAATCGTTGGTGACGGGGAACAGAGAAGAGATTATATCTATGTGAAAGATGTAGCAAACGCAAATGTGATGGCAGCAATATCAAATCCAGATGATGAAGCATATGGTCAAGTATATAATGTAGGGTCTGGTAAGAACTACTCAGTGAATGAGATTGCATCTTTTATATCTGATGATACAATTAATATACCACCAAGAATCGGAGAAGCAAGAAATAGTTTGGCAAACATTGATAAGATACAAAAAACATTCGCTTGGAAACCAGAAGTAGATGTGGAGCAGTGGATTAAAACACAACTATGAACAAAGCAAAATTTAAATTAAAAGGACTGCCTCCAATTTATTGTATCAATCTTGATGGTGAACCAGAAAGATGGGAAGCTGCTGAAAGTATGTTTAAAGAGTGGGATGTAGAAAAATATACTCGTGTATCTGCATATGATGGTCGTGAAGATGATTTAAGTGATATATTAAAAGGAAAGTATCCTGATGGTATGTCATCAAGTGAAGTTGGATGTACAACATCACATCTCAAAGCAATGAAAATGTTTCTTGAAACTGATGCACCATGTGCTCTTATGATGGAGGATGATTGTGATATATCCACAGCACTTCATTGGGGATTTACTTGGAAAGATTTCTATGCAAAGATTCCTTATGATTATGATGTCATTCAATTAGCAATCATCAACCCTGCTACAGTATATGCACAGTTACATCGTAGATTTATTAATGACTTTTCAACTGCTTGTTACTTAATTACAAGATATCACGCACAAAAACTTGTAAGATTACATTGTCGTGGTGATAAGTATAAGTTAGATCAAGGATCTAAACCCAGAGCAGTTGCTGATGATTTAATATACAACTCAGGTAACACTTTTGCAATACCTTTATTTCTTTACAAACTTGAATTAGGTTCTTCAATCCACGATATACACATTCATGTATTTCACAAATCAAGTTATGAAGGTATATGGCAATTCTGGAGATGCGAAGCAACTAATATTGAAGATTGGGATAAGATGTTTGATTATGACCCATACTTTAATCGTGTTCCACCAGGTTTCGAGAACAAATAATAAGCAAAACTTATATTCTTAATAATTTTTTAATAATTATATTAGCATTTCATAACTGGGATCATCTCTGAAATGTTAAGTTTCTTGACAAAATTTAATATTTACTATATAATATTGTTACATAAATTAATATTTCAATGACAGTCACAACTGAATCAGGTGGAAGACAAAACGCTTTCCCAAATGAAACAAGACCTTATATTGACGAAAGTGCTTCCTATGAGGGATATCCTCAGAACGCTGAGAAAGTTAATGGTCGTTGGGCAATGATTGGTTTTGTTGCACTTCTCGGTGCATATGTTACCACAGGTCAAATCATACCAGGTATTTTCTAATGGATCACGCACACCCATATTGGAAATACGCAGAGAAGATCAATGGTCGTCTCGCAATGCTCGGTTTAGCAATCGGCACAATCAACTACGTTCTATTTGGAGCGATAGCACCAGGTTTCTTCTAAGATGAAGCTTAACACACAATTTACAATTCAAAAAAGGTACAATCCCATGACACCAGAAGCAGAAAGATTTAATGGCTGGGCAGCAATGCTTGGTTTCGTTGCAGCAGTAGGAGCATATGCAACAACAGGACAAATAATTCCAGGAATTTTCTAATGACAACACCAAAACCAATTGAACCACAAAAGAGGGTTGCTGAAAAACTTAACGGTAGATTAGCAATGCTAGGCATCGTAGCAGGAATTGGTGCATATTTAACAACAGGTCAACTCATACCAGGTTTCGTATAATGAACAGACATCCAGTACCATTAAGAGTTGTGCCATACATCTTTGCGATGGCATTGGCATCTAGTACAATTACAAGCGTATTCGCTTAAAACTTTACAAAACTAAATACTATTGTAACAAAACTTAAAATAATGGGAGAATTCAACATCGCTGCACAATCATTTCCAATTTGGAAAGCTATACTATGGTGTTTCTATCCAGTGGGTGCACTTGTCGCTATTGAATATTTTTTACGTTTAGTAGATGACGATGATGATGATGATGAAGGTGGTGGAGTTATGACACCAGTTTATCAGGGAGCATAATGATTATTAGCAGAATAGTATTTCTGTGTGCAGTCGCATACACAGCAACAGGTGGATTAGGGTTTATCTATTCATGATACTTTTGTCCACTATTATTAATTCAATTCCACCAGGTTCAAGAGACTTGGTGGAGTTTGGTTTTTTCATGGTCGTAGGAATCACCGCAGGATCAGCAGGTCTATTATGAACAACAAAGAAAAAATAAGAATGTTTTTACCGTTTAGTTGGGTTATACCTGCAATGATATCCTTTTCATATATCAATGCCCACACACTAAACGTATGAATTATTATCAGACTTTACAGATGTTTATAGCGATATTTTCGGGAACCGTGATATTAACTACACTTTTCGTAGTAATGATGTCATCAATGATGGAAGAAACGGATATATAAAATTATAGTAGTTTCGTGTAAAGATGAACGGAAGATTAGACAAGGTTGCAATGACCAATCGACTTATGCAGCTTAAAAGAGAACTACATTACAAGTGTGAGATAGGAGAAAAGGGTGAATGGGAATGTAATGGAGCAAATGAATATCTGAATAGAGTATTTGATGTTTTGGATGAATATTGGCAATAAAATTTTTTCTTGACAAGAGTGTAAAGTTGTGTTAAGATAAATAACGAAAGGTGATAACTTTCCTTATTAATATCTGCTCCCGCTAACCAAGACCTATGGGAGGATAAATTACGTCTTTTTACCTGCAAGTGAGGGATTTGCAGGAATAAGTTTCGCACTACCCTAGTGCCCTACTTACAAACGTCTTACTAATGACAACTCTTTCAACAAAAAGTCGCAAGAGCACAGGTCTCCTACAGGGATGGCCAGAGTTTTGCGAATGGGTAACATCAACAAACAACAGAATCTACGTTGGTTGGTTCGGTGTACTCATGATTCCATGTTTGCTCACAGCAGCTGCATGTTTCATCGTTGCATTTATCGCAGCACCTCCAGTCGATATCGACGGAATCAGAGAGCCTGTAGCAGGTTCTTTCTTGTATGGAAACAACATCATCTCAGGTGCAGTTGTTCCTTCATCTAACGCAATCGGATTACACTTCTACCCAATCTGGGAAGCAGCTACTGTAGATGAGTGGTTGTACAATGGTGGTCCTTACCAGTTAGTTATTTTCCACTTCCTAATCGGAATCTCCGCATATATGGGAAGACAGTGGGAACTATCATACCGTTTAGGTATGAGACCTTGGATCTGTGTTGCTTACTCAGCTCCAGTATCTGCAGCATTTGCTGTGTTCTTAGTGTATCCTTTCGGTCAAGGTTCTTTCTCTGACGGAATGCCACTAGGTATCTCAGGTACGTTCAACTTCATGTTCGTGTTCCAAGCAGAGCACAATATACTAATGCACCCATTCCATATGGCTGGTGTTGCAGGTATGTTCGGTGGTAGTCTTTTCAGTGCAATGCACGGTAGCTTAGTTACATCTTCTTTAATTAGAGAAACTACAGAAACAGAAAGTCAAAACTACGGCTATAAGTTCGGACAAGAAGAAGAAACATACAACATTGTAGCTGCACACGGTTACTTTGGTCGTCTTATCTTCCAGTATGCTTCTTTCAACAACTCAAGAAGTCTTCACTTCTTCCTAGCAGTTTTCCCTGTTGTATGTGTATGGTTAACCTCTATGGGTATCTGCACAATGGCATTCAACTTGAATGGTTTCAACTTTAACCAATCAGTTGTTGATGCTAACGGAAAAATCGTCCCAACATGGGGTGATGTTCTAAACAGAGCAAACTTAGGAATGGAAGTTATGCATGAAAGAAATGCACACAACTTCCCACTTGACCTTGCATCAGCAGAGTCAACAACAGTTGCTTTAACTGCACCAACAATCGGTTAATAAATATGATTGAGACCTTTCGTGCGGTCTCTACAATCGGAACTACTCAAGACCCCTTTACAGGGGTCTTTTTTTGTGTTATATTAAATCCACAGATACTCTTTAAGTATGAAAATTTTTCTTGACACAGCAGATGTAGATCTGATAGGACAATATTATGGAACTGGATTGATTGATGGTGTCACAACAAATCCAACTCTCATTAAGAAAAGTGGTCAAGACCCAGAGGAGGTCTATAGACAGATTGCACTTCTTGGTGTTGATGATATTAGTATGGAGATTGTGACGGATGATTCATATGAGTTTCTCAAAGAGGGTCGTAGACTTAAAGAGAAATTTGGTGAAATCACAACAATTAAAGTGCCTTGTACACCCGAAGGCCTAAAGGGTTGTAAACTCCTCTCAAAGGAGGGAATCAGAGTAAATGTGACTTTGATCTTTAGTGCTGCCCAAGCGGTCTTGGCGTCGAAGGCAGGCGCTGCCTACGTCTCGCCTTTTGTGGGTAGAGTTGATGATAATTCTTTTGATGGTTTAAATCTAATCAAAGAGATCGCAGACATCTATGAAAAACAGTCGAGACTATATAATTTTGTTGACACAGAGATTTTATCTGCATCGATAAGAAATGTGGGTAGTGTGAGTAAGTCTTTTGAATATGGTGCAGGGATTGTTACGATGCCTCCATCAGTATTTGAAAAGATGTATAATCATATTTTAACTGACAAAGGTTTAGATCTTTTTCAAAAAGATTGGGAAGCAGTAAACGTACTTAAAATTTAAATGATTACACCAAGAGTAAAATTTGAAAAACAATTTGGTGAGGGTGTAGACCCTTGGTATGCAAAGGCAGAGAGATGGGCGAACAAACAAAAGTTCCCCATCTCTTTTCTTGCGTTAGGACTGATTGAGTATCTCAAAAAAGTATGGATTAATGTTAAAGTTGAAAACACAATGAGAAGTGTTGATGCTGACATTGAAAAGATTCATGAACTCTGGGATGAGGAAGAGACAACACATAGAATGAATGTTATTGCACAAAACGGAAACGATGGATTACATTATTCACAAGAACCTTCTGAGGTAGAGGGACTTGACAACTTTGAAATTCGTAATAATATGTTTGAGGAGGATTAATGAAATTCACTTTATATTCCAAAGAGGGATGTTCCTACTGTAAAAAAGCAGAAAGACTTTTAGAATTGGCAAAAGTTGAGTATCGAGTTTATAAACTTGACACTGACTTTACAAAAGATCAATTCATTGCAGAATTTGGTTATGGTGCCTCATTCCCAAGAATACTTGTGGATGATAAATTGATTGGAGGTTGTTTAGACACCTTCAAATACCTTGATGAAAAGAACTTAGTTTAATGGAAGACATTTACACAATCGTAGACAAAGCAATTGATGTTGCATTTGAAGAACAAAAGTTTCATTTGAAATTCTATGATTTTATGAAGTCCTGTAAAACAACAGGAGTTGGAGCAAAAGAATTCATTGGAAGTTCAACTGCAAAAGAGTTGACTGACTTGGTTGATGACCTGAGTAAATACATCAAAGGTGGAAAAGATGGTGAACATCAAATTCTAAGAGAGGCTTATGGTCATCTTGGAAAACCAAAGGCAAGAAAGATTAAAGATTACTTTAATGTAATCTTGGAAGACGCTAAGAGATATGAAAAGGAAAGAAGAAGAGGGAGACGTAAAACTACAACTAAATAAATCAAGTACAAGAGGTAATGTGTTAACACTCGCTCTAACTCTCGGCACTTTAATATCAGTGCTTTTTCTCTTTGTTGGTGGTATAATAGGATGGTTATACAAACAACATCAACAAAGAAATGATATCTCTGAGATGCATCCTGAGATGTATGACCTCAAAGGTAACGTTATTCCAGATGAAATCATTGCCTTTCGATTTGAAAACTTAAACTTTGATAGTGAAATTGACGACGAATTATGACTACAACACATCCCACGTTGGGAGAAAATAGATTACCAAGAAATCCTCTTTTGAGTGAGGTATTGGGATTAGTATCAAAACAAAAAACTAAAGCAAAGAAGATTCAAGTTCTAAAAGAGAATGAATCTTTACATCTTAAATCTGTTTTGATTTGGAACTTTGATGAATCTGTGAAGTCGATGCTTCCAGATGGTGATGTTCCATTCAAAAAGAATGAGGCGCCTGCTGGAACCGAACATTTACACCTTGCATATGAGTGGAAAAAGTTGTATAATTTTGTTAAAGGTGGGAATGATGTTCTTCGACCTATGAAAAGAGAACAACTTTTTATGCAACTCTTAGAGGGTCTTCATCCAGATGAAGCAGAAATTATTTGTTTGGTGAAAGACAAAAATCTAAAAAAGAAATACAAGTTGACTCGTGCAGTGGTTGAAGAGGCATTCCCCGATATACAATGGGGTAATCGAAGTTAGTATGGCAAAAACCAAAACTAGAGATGAAGTGATGTCTGAAGCTTATTGGACACCAAAAGAAAAGGAAGACTTGAATAGTAAGTATTCAACAAGTCTTGTAAAGGAAAACTGCAATCAGGAGGAGATGAGTGATAAGACTCTACCCTCTGATGCTTATATTGTGACGTATAAAATTCAAGGTGAGGTTCGTAATGATCTTGTTAGATGTCACGCAAAGGTAAATATTTTTGATATGTACTATGATAAATTTGGAGCGGGTTCAATAGTAGATATCAAATATGGGCCTGGAATTGTGAGTCCAAAGATATGGGGTGCTGCACAGGCACCAACTAAACCAAAGAAGAGAGTCAGGAGAAACTCATGAACGAGGAACAACTCCGTAATCAAATTAATGATATTATTGAGGGGGAACTTCAACTTGGAATCAACGAATTTCTGGAAGAGAAACAGAGAAAAGAAAGTGATCAGGGATTGGGTTTTGTCACTTCAGAAGAAGCAAAGAAACTCAAAGTCAAAGTCTTCAAAGACGAGGTTGACAAAATCATGAAACAATATAAGAAGATAAAGAAGAAAGAAAAGTCAAATATATCTCAGGTCAAGAAACTAGGACTAGTCGATAAACATGGGAGGCCACTCAATGGATAGACAAAAGTTGAAGGTCATGATTAAGGACTTGAAAAATGTTGTAAATGCGTTAGAATCAGAAATATACTCTGATACAGAGGCATACAAACTAAATCTAAATTATGAAGACATTGTTAACCAAATTACAGATTATGATGAAGTCTTTGAGGATGATGACGGGTAACAGTGATGACCCCCGTTACTCAGAAGAGAAGTTGTTACTAAGAGCAGCTTGTTTTCGATGCCTTACACACCACTTAGAAGAACACACAAGAGCTGTCTATGAGTTCGCCACCATATGGTGCGATGAACATGACAATGTAGGTGGAATCGAACAAGGTTTCCAAGATTATCTTAGATCATATGCCGAAAAGGCCTTTTCTAAGAGTTAATCTAAATAATATTACAAAACGTTAAAACTTATGCCAACATATCCTGTTATTCATAAAGAAACTGGCGAGAAAAAAGAATTATCAATGACTATGGTTGAGTATTCTAACTGGAGAGACGATAATCCAGACTGGGACAAAGATTGGAATGCTGGAGTTGCTGGCCTCGGAGAGGTTGGTGAATGGAGAGACAAACTAATCACAAAGAATCCTAGTTGGAACGATGTTCTATACAAGGCATCTAAATCTCCTGGCTCAAGAGTTAAAAAGATTAATAAGTAATGGCAAGAAAAAAAGATTCTCCCATCGGAGTGGGAATGACTGCGAAACAGATGAAGAGAAAAAGACCTATCAATGCCGATCTACTAAACAAGATTGAGCCTATTACAGATAATCAAAAGACACTCTTTGACAATTACAAAGAGGGTAAAAATATTTTTGCATATGGTTGTGCTGGAACAGGTAAAACTTTCGTTGCATTGTATCTTGCACTGAAAGATATTCTGGATCAAAACACACCCTATGATCAACTTTATATTGTAAGATCTCTTGTCTCAACAAGAGAGATTGGATTTTTGCCTGGCGATCACGAAGATAAGTCTTTCTTGTATCAAATACCATATAAGAACATGGTGAAGTATATGTTTCAGATGCCTACCGACGCAGACTTTGAGATGTTATATGGTAATTTAAAACAACAGGATACTATCAAGTTCTGGAGTACATCATTCATTCGTGGAACAACTATCGACCAAGCGATTGTGTTAGTAGATGAGTCACAAAACTTGAACTTTCATGAATTAGATAGTATAATAACAAGAGTAGGAGAGGATGCTAAAATCATGTTCTGTGGTGATGCAAGTCAAACAGACTTACAGAAAACCAATGAGAAGAATGGTATTCTTGACTTCATGAAGATAATCGAACAAATGCCTGAAGACTTTGCAATGATAGAATTTAATGTCAATGATATC